ACACGACTCCATAGAGCAAATACCACCTCAGAATAAAGCCTATGCTGTAGGTATGCTCTTCGATAAACTCATGACCATATCCGGCAGACCCACAAACATCACAGCATCTGCCAATGTCAAACTAGGCTCCTCCGATATGTCACCCGACCAAGTACGCAACATCCTCAAAAAAGGTGTGAAAAACCTACCAAAAGATGCATCCACCGAAAAAGTCATCGATATAGAAGACGCAGAAACCACAGAAATCCATGAGGAAGTCGATACTAGCTCCGAAGATTAAGGAACTAAGGAATAGAGGTTACTCATATAGAGACATCGAAAACGCACTAGGTTGCTCAAGGTCAACTGTCTGCTACCACCTAGCACCCGGACAAAAACAAAAAACTAAAGAGCGAAGAAAAAAAGTACCCTACAATACATACCTACATGTAAAACGAACATCGCACTTCCAAAACCCTATAGTCCGTACACAAGCAAAACTTAACCCCAAACCTATACTAACCCAAAGACAAGTGTCCAAAGCAATTTCTGATAAAGCATATAGGTTCCAAAAGGATGCCAAGTTTACACATAAAGATATACACGCAAAGTATGGCGACCACTTCCAATGCGCACTAACAGGAAGACCACTATCCTGGAATAATCCACAGGAATATGAATATGACCATATCCTCCCCGTAGCTCGTGGCGGTAATAATACCATAGAAAACCTCCAAATCGTCTGTGCAGATGCAAATCGTGCGAAAAGCGACCTGACCGAAGACGAGTTCCTCGACCTCTGCAAAGAAGTAGTCCTGCATGCCGGATACAAAATATGGAAACCCTCCGGCTCCTACCACTCCAATAAACATTTATAGGTATTGCGGCGGGGTTTGCGTTGTGGCCCTGGTTACTTTCATCGCCTGTCTCGTAACCGCATAAAAGCGAGACAACCCTTTCTGCATCCTACAGCATGCATATTTAACGCTACATAACGCTACACCCACGGATCGATCCTCGATCACCGCTTTGCGCACCCTATACCATGCACGGGGGCAACTCCAACGGGGGGCGGAAAACGCGGTACGCTGGGGGGCTTATGGCGAAAAAAGTTGTGCGGGGTGTGATGATAATACAGAAAAACGCGGACGCGTCGGCGCACCCCCGCCCCCCCCCGCCTGGACGCGCAAAGACTTAGACGCGCAATCGGCACAGTAGACTTTGAGTCTCTTGCTAATCGCGATATCTAAGCGGGAAACGGGGAACCGGTACGGGGAAAGCGGGAACGGCGGGCCGCGTTTGCCAGGAAAGCGGGACCGGGAAACGGTGGCCGCGTGGCGTGGGCCGGGCAAACGGTTTTGCGGTCCCGGCGTGGACTGAAAAAAGCCGCATCCGAGTAGAAATGAATCACAACGCGGTTGCCACGCGGACCCGGTTTTCCCCGTTTACGCTATTGCAAGTCTCTTGCATTTACGCGGGTCCCGGTTTTCCCGGCCTACGGTTTTGCCCGGTACGGTGAACGGTGGCCAATTGGCCGGGGACCGGCCCGTGGCCCGCGTACCGCGTACCGCGTAGGGTAGTGTTTATGTGGGTAAAAGCATATTGTGTATTTTTGTGTTTTTTGTGTTTGACGGGGTGTTTTTAATGTGCGAAGACTAGGACATGCCCGGATGGACCGGGTTGTAACAAAAGGTAAATAGATGAAAAGTAACGAAAGAGAATTATTAGCATTGTATGAAGAAATCTTCATTCATGGGACCAGCTACAAACAATTATTAATAGATGGATTCAAAATAGATGAAATCAATTTCACATTGCGCCGCGGCGGTTTAGAAAATTTACGGTTGCGCCATTGCGTCAAATTAATCCGGGCCGCAAGATCATGAAAACAATTGAAGCTCCTAAACTTTCCACGCCGGGCAAAATTGACTTGGCCCGGCTAGCGCTAGCCGGGGACTTGCCCGGCTTGTCTAAAGCTATTGATTTGATACCGGGGGACCCATCAAAGGTAAACACTACTAAGTACTTCGCCACCCGGTTTTTAGAGTGGTTCCTTGACCGTTCCGGCCCGGTCCCGTTTTCGGTCTTTATGGCGCAAGGAAACAGCAAACTACCGTTTTATGCATTTTCGAGTTTGCCCGGCTTTGATTGTCCCGGCGCTGGCGCTTGTTTGTACGGGGACAACGAATACACGCCGGATAATTTCGGCAAGGGGTGGTGTTACTCTTTCAAGGGCTGGCGCTATCCGGCGGCGTTTTTTAGACAATTGCAAAATTCTCTTTTGCTACGGGACCAAGCGGGCCGGGCTTTGATTGCCAGCCAATTCCATGAAATACCAGCGGGCCGGACCTTGCGCTTATATGTGGACGGGGACTTTGCCAGCTTGGAAATTTTGCGCTTTTGGATGGACCTGTGCCACGCAAGGCCGGATATAAAAATTGCTGGCCGGGACGGGGTGGCCGGGTATGGCTATTCTAAAAGCTGGAAACTATTCATTGAATTGGACCGTGCGGGGTACAAATGGCCCGCAAATTACTTGCTAAATGTTTCCAGCGGGTCCCGGTACGGGGACAAGGAAAAGCGCGAGGTATTGCAATTGGATTGCACGCGGGGTGAATTTGTCGCGGTCCCGGTGGCCCGCAAATTTATTAAAGCGCGGAGCTATCAAGACAAGGACAAGCCAATGTCTAAAGAATACCGGGCCGCCGTGCTGGAAAAGCTAAAAGAAATGGGTCATGAGAAGCGCTTTGCATGTCCGGGAAACTGTGGCAATTGCATTGCCAATAAAAGGCATGCTTGCGGCGAAGGCCGTTTACGCGGCGTTGTCATTGGCATTGGCATTCATAGCGTCAAAGGATAAGAGAAACGCATGAATAAGGAACAAATAAGAGTTTTACTTGGCCAGCTTATCCAATTGCAAGAAATGCTAAACGCTATGGAACGGGACGGTTTCACATGGGAAACGGTACAAACCATAAAAGACAATTTGCGGCTGGTTATCATGGACCTTGAAAAGTCTTTAGATTGATACGGCCCGCACATGCGATAAACGCGGCTATTTTTTATAATAACATAATACAAAAGGTAACAAATGATGACACTACACTACGCAATTGCGCTGGTAATATGGACCCCGTGGGTCCTGGCTGGCGCTTGGTTCTTAATCCAGCACATAAGAGAAAGGGGGGCCAAATGATTGAGCGAATACTTTACGGGACCCGCAAGGGCGCGCCAGCCTGGCAAGAGGAAATAATAACAAACCAGGAAAAGCGCTTTGATGAGGCTAAGGCCTGGGCAAAGAGAAACGGTTTTGATCGTTTCCGTGTGGCCGAGATTGATCTTACCGTGGCCCCGGATTTTACAAAAGCGATAAGGGGGGCCAAGTGAAACACGCAAGCGACATCTTCCCGCAAGCTCTTGCGGAGCTACTCGCGATTGGCGACAAAGCACGCCAGCAACGAGAAACGCGGGCAAGTGATACGAGACAACGCGATACGAGAAACGGAGGCCGAGAAACGGCCCGCGTATCGCGTAAGCGCGCAAGGCAAATGACTTTACCATTAATAACGAAAGGATAAAAACGATGAACCAAACAAAAGAGAAACGCGCCACATTCACGCCCGGACCTTGGGTGATATCATGCATTGATGGAGTCGAGGATTCCCTCATGGTAGGGGGCGGAGATGATGGAAGCGATATTGTCGCTGATATCCGCACATATGAGAATGAAATCCTAAACATACAAGCGGAGCTTTATGACCATATTCCAGCAATGCGTTCACGCGCCCATGTGAGTGGTGATTGCACCGAAAGTATAGACAAAGACGCGAAAGAAACAGAGGAACACCTAGCGGAGCTTGATAGGCTAGAGAAAGAAGCACGCGCCAACGCGCGATTGATCGCGGCGGCTCCGGCGATGTACGAGGTTCTGCAAGAACTAGCGGAGTCTATGGAGCTTGCGAAGAATTATGGATACGAGAAAGAGCATGCGATGATTCAAGAGGTTCTCGCCAAAGTAGAGGGGGGTGAGGGATGAGCGATAACAGGATACATTGGATTATTGAAAAGCTCTTTATGATGAGAAAAGACGAAGATTATGTTTTATCTCAAGGATATTCTCGCGAAGAAATCGAAGAGGCGAAGGAGTGGTATCATAATGGCGAGAAACTCACCATTCGCACGAGAAGAGAAAGCGAAGGTATTCACCATGACTAAACAAACTGACAACGATATGATCCCGCGTCTCGCGCTTGGGCTGGCCATCTTCGTGGCCATGCGTTTCGCGCCCAAGGTGATCGCGTGGTGGAACAAGAGAAAGGAGAAAACGATATGAGCGAATTACAAAAAGCAATTGAAGCTGTAAGGTTACATCAAGAACCCGGCTACCTACCATCCACCAATTTAGTGTTAGCTATTGCAAATAAATTTCGGATTGAGCCGGACCTCATCATGCTTCCATTTATTAACGAAGAGAACGCAAGACCTATTAAGTCACTAACCATTAGAGAAATGGCAGAGAGGCAAGGTAAGGACGGAAAACGGGCAAGGAGATTCTTGCGTAATGGTTTAGATTCCATGCTGGACTATAACGACCAAGTAAAGAACCCATCTGTCGGAAAGAATGGGAGAAAGGAGAAAACGATATGAATTTTAAGAAACAAATGGAGTTATACGATAGAATCGAAGAACTTACCAAGGGATTAAAGGAAGCGATTGAATGGTTGGAGCGTACCGAGAATGGTACAGATGAGCAGATTAGGAGAATCTTTGGACAAGAAACCGTGGATATGCTTAATCGCCACAGAAAACTCGTTGATGAAACAGCTTTCCCTTGGGAGAAATCCGAATCAGCCCCGTAGACCCACCTAGAAATCGTTTTGATTTGAGATCACGCAATTACCGATACTGATAATCAAAACGCTTTTTAAGCCCCTTCTTGGACACTAGAGGGGGCTTTTTGTGTCCGTATGTAGTTACCACAGCGCCTTTTTAATCTCTTTCCCTTCATTCAGCACAGGAGAAACAGAAAGGTTAAACCGCCCACTCGCGGGAGCGAAGTCCATCTTCGTGGCCATGCTTTCCCCATTTCGGTTCTTCGCCACATTGAAGTGAATCTTTCGGACATTGCTATCCTCACCATCATCATCGCGGGACAAGAGAAACACGCAGTCGGCATCTTGTTCGATGGACCCACTCTCGCGGAGGTCCGAGATCACAGGTTTGCGGTTCTGTGATTCCAACGCTCGATTCAATTGGCTAAGGGCGAGAATCGGAACCCCTAGCTCCATGCTTGTTTGCTTGAGGGTACGAGAAATATGGCTCACCTCTTGCACGCGGGAGTCATGCCCAGGTGCGGAGAGTAGCTG